TTCAGCCTTACAGGCTAATTTTGATCTGAAGAGTATCTGGGCAAAGGAAGATGACCTGAATCAAATTCGTGGCCGCCTCCGTGCCCAGCAATGGCTCGCCAAGACGATCAAGCAGGCGCTGAGCAAGGATGCGCCGAGGGGAGATGAGTGATGCCGTCCATGTGGATCATCAAATGGCGCCGGTTTCTGATCCTGACGCTGGCAGGGCATGCGGCGAAGTGGGAGGAGTTGTGATTGACAATATCATGGGATTGCCCACAATATAGGCAACAGTCCTGACGAGGATCAGAGTGCCCCGAACCAGTACGTTCTCTCCCGAATTGGCGGAGATCATCTGCGATAGGTTGGCTGAAGGCGAAAGCCTTCGGTCGATTTGCCGTGATGAGGATATGCCGTATCTGGGGCGGGTTTTCGAGTGGCTGAGGCAGGAGCCGGCCTTCGCGGATCAATACGCCCGCGCGCGCGAGGCCCAAGGCCACTTCAACGCTGACCGGGCCATCGAGGAGGCCATGACGGCTCAGGACGCCTCTCTTGGCCGCCTGCGCTATGACGCCCTTCGGTGGCACGCCTCCAAGATGACGCCCAAGGTCTATGGCGATAAGATCCAGCACACGGGCGCCGATGGCACGGGCAACGTGGTGCTGGAAATCCTGACCGGCGTCCCCCGTGACGGTAGCTAAACAGCGCATTAGCTTAGGCTACACAGCGCGGGGGCAATTCCGCGACTTCCACATGCGTCAGCAGCGGTGGGCTTGCCTCGTGGCGCATCGTCGTGCTGGCAAGACCGTGGCATGTATCGCGGATCTGGTGGACCACGCGCTGCGGTGCCCTAAGCCCAGCCCACGCTTTGCTTATGTGGCGCCTTACTTCGTGCAGGCTAAGGACGTGGCATGGTCCTACCTCAAGCGGTTCACGGCACCAATCCCGGGCGTCCAGTTCAACGAGGCTGAGCTGCGGGTGGACCTGCCAGGCGACCGGCGTATCAGGCTCTATGGCGCCGATAACTATGACCGGATGCGAGGCCTTTACCTCGATGGCGTGATCTTGGACGAGTATGCCGATATGCCCCCGGCTGCATGGGGCGAGGTGATCCGCCCCGCGCTATCTGACCGTCAGGGCTGGGGCGTGTTCATCGGCACGCCGAAGGGGCGCAATACCTTCTGGGAAGTGTGGGCTAGGGCGCAGAATGACCCCGAGTGGTTTAGCGCCATGCTCAAGGCGTCTCAGACCGGGTTGCTGCCTCAGTCAGAGCTGGACGCCATCGCGGCTGAGCTAACGCCTGAGCAGTATAGTCAGGAGATGGAGTGCAGCTTTGAGGCTGCGATCCTGGGTGCATATTACGGCAAGGAGCTGGCCCAAGCCGAGGCGGCCGGCCGGATTCGCAGTGTGCCGGTTGATCCCATCCTGCCGGTTCACACGGCATGGGACTTAGGCATCAGCGACAGCACGGCCATTTGGTTCTTCCAGGTGGGGCGTGAGGGGCCACGGGTCGTGGACCACTATGAGGCCAGTGGGTTCGGCCTGCCGCACTATGCCGAGGTGCTGAAGTCCAAGGGATACACCTACGGCACCGAATACCTGCCGCATGATGCACAGGCCCGTGAGTTGGGCACCGGCCGCACGCTGCAAGAGACGCTGCGGCAGTTGACCGGGCGGCATCCTCGCATCCTGCCCGCCTCCAATGTCATGGACGGGATCAACGCTGGCCGCATGACTATGGCGCAGTCTTGGTTCGATGAGGAGCGGTGCAAGGATGGTCTTGAGGCCTTGCGCCAGTATCGGGCAGACTACGACGAGAAGGCTAAAACCTTCCGCGACAGGCCAAAACACGATTGGACAAGCCATAGTGCCGACGCTTGGCGTTACCTTTCTATGGCATGGCGTGCTATGACGCCACCCAAGCCTAAGCCCAAGCCCCTTTCGTCTTGGGACCGTGCGTTTGGCGAAGTGGAAGAGACTGATAGCTGGAGAGTCGCATAATGTCCGGGTCCGCCCTTAACGACTTCCTCGCTCGGGAAACCCAGGGCGGTCCTATCGAAGCCCAGCAGGCCATGCAGGGCGAGGCTTACGTTGACCCGGCCCTGATGGTGCCGGTTGAGGGTGGGCAGCCAGCCCCGGACCCCAACGCTTACCCCCGCGATCTCATGATCCTGCATACCAAGCTGGTGCAGTGGTTCGAGGCGTCCGAGCGCGCCAGCATGGACGAGCGTGAAGCGTCAGAGCGTGATCGTGACTATGTGAACCACATCCAGTGGACGGCGGCTGAGGTGGCGGCGCTGAAGAAGCGCAACCAGCCCGAGATCACGATCAACAAGATCGCCCAGAAAGTGGGGCTGCTGTGCGGGCTGGAGCGCAAGTCCCGGTCTGACCCCAAGGCCTATCCGCGCACGCCGTCCGAGGAAGAGCGCGCCGACGCTGCCACGCAGGCTCTCCGCTTCATCGCGGATGAGAACAACATGCCGATGGTCACGTCGGACGTGTATGAGAACATGCTCGTTGAGGGTCTTGGCGGGGCAGAGCTGGGGCTGGAGGACGACGGCAAGGGTGGGGTGGATATCACCATTACCCACGTCGGCTGGGAGCGTCTGTGGCGCGATCCTCACGCCCGCAACCGGGATTTCAGCGACGCCCGCTATCTCGGCTTGGTGCTTTGGATGGACCGTGATCAGCTGGAGGATATGTTTCCCGACGCCACGGACGCGCTGGATACCAGCTTCTCCGTGCAGTCTGGCACCTATGAGGACCGGCCTGGCACGGTGAAGTGGCAGGACACCAACCGCAAGCGTGTCCGTATCGTGCAGGTCTATTGGACCGAGGGCGGCGAGTGGTGGTCTGCGACGATCAGTCGTGCCGGTTTCCTGGCCGAGCCGTCCAAGTCGCCGTTCATGGATCGCAAGGGCCGGCCTGCCTGCCCGCTGGTGCTGATGAGCGCCTATATCGACCGGGAAAACAACCGGTATGGCATGGTGCGTGGGCTGATTGGCCTACAGGACGAGATCAACAAGCGCCGGTCCAAGGCGCTGCACCTGCTGAGCGTTAATCGGGTCATCGCTGAGCAGGGCGCCGTTGACGACGAGGAAAAGGCTCGGCGCGAGATTGCCCGCCCTGATGGCTGGATCACCAAGAACCAGGGCTTTGAACTAGAGATCGACAACGGGCGTGACCTGGCGCTGGGTCAGATGGAGATGCTGCGCCACGCCACGGCCGAGATGGACGTTCAGGGTCCGAACGCTGCCATGAGCGGCAACGACCCGCGTGACCAGTCGGGCCGGGCCATCCTCGCCCAGCAGGCCGGTGGCGCCGCTGCCAATGAGCCGTTGGCCGATAGTCTGCGCCAGTGGAAGCGCCGGGTGTTCGAGATGGCGTGGATGGCCGCCCGCCAGTTCTGGACCGAACAGAAGTTCCTGCGCATCACGGACGATGAAGGCAAGTCCAAGTGGCTGCCGATCAACCGGCCGGTGACGCTGGTTGAGGATCTGATGGCGCTGCCTGAGGATCAGCGCGCCATGCAGATGCAGCAGCTTCAACTGGTGCCGAACGACCCGCGCTTGATGCAAGTGGTTCGCACTGAGAACGAGATTGGCGACCTTGACGTTGATATCGTGATTGAAGAAGGGCAGGATGTGCCGGCCATGCAGGCTGAGCAGTTCAACACCCTGTCGCAGATGGTGCCGGCCATGCCGCCGCAGATGCAGCTTCCGGCGTGGAAGACGCTCATTGCGGCCAGCAACCTCAAGGACAAGTCCAAGCTGCTGGAGACGTTGGCCGAGGCCGAGAAGGCAGCGGCAGCACAGGCTCAGCAGCAGGCGCCACTGATGCAGGCCAATGCGCAGGCCGACATTCGCGGCAAGAACGCCCAGGCTGCGGCCAATGAGGCGTTGGCGGCCGAACGCACCCATGGCGCTGTGGCTAAGATTGCGGCAGTCCACAAGGCGGCGGCGGAAAGCACGGTGCTTCCTGTCGATGTGCCGGGATTGCAGCCAGAGGTTCCCGCAGGGGAATAGCCGTCGCCGGGCTTAACGGGCGAACGACCGCCGCCGGGTCTTCATCGGGCGATTGGAGTAGCGAATGAGCGACGACCTGAACGCCTTCCTCAACGGCGGTAAGCCTGAGGAGGAGCCGCAGCCCGAGCCGCAAGTTGAGGAGCCTGTTGCCGAGACGCCGCCGGAACCTGAGACGCCTGCCGAGCCTGCCCCAGTCGAGACGCCGGCTGAACCCGCTGCCCCCGCCAATGGCCGTATGGTGCCTCTCGCGGCGCTGGAGGCCGAGCGGACCAAGCGGCAGGAGTTTGAGCGCCAGCTGGAGCAATATCGCAAGCAGCAGCAGCCCCAGTCCGTTGCCCAGCAGCCTTGGGTCAATCCCGCCGAGCAGCCGGCCGAGTACCACGAGCGGGTGCAGCAGCTCTTTCTGAACGAGCGGCTGAACACGTCCGAGATGCTGCTGCGGCGTGAGATGGGGTCCGAGAAGGTTGACGCCGTGGTGGCCGAGTTCAAGCAGGCTGCCGAGGCTGACCCGACGCTGATGCAGAAGCTCTATGCCCAGCAGGACCCGTATAAGTGGCTGGCGCAGGAGACTGAGGCTCTGCGGCTCCGCAAGGAGATCGGTGAGGACCCGGCCGCCTACCGCGCCCGCATCCGCGCCGAGATCGAGGCTGAGCTGGCTGGTAATGCCGTGGCGCCGCAGGTTCCAAGCCAAGTCACTCCGTCTATTCCGACCATGGCGCCAAGTCTCGCCAAGGCCCGGTCGGCAGCACCGCGCAGTGCGCCAGCCTTTACTGGCACGCCGCATGTCAATGATGTATTTGGCAATCGTGACTAGTTAGTATAACGTGCATACCGGTGACGCGTTAATAGCGCGTCACCTTCTACAACCTGTCGCCGGGGTCAACGGGCGCATCGTGTTGGTGCTGGCGTTACAAGCACTGGGCCGCCGCCGAGCCGTGATCGGGCGCTGAGCAGTCAATCGCAAAGCATCCCCGCAATCATAGCTAGGAGCCGCATCAGTGGCCGATATGAACATCACTCCGGCACGCGCCGGTCTTACGCCTACCATCTGGGACAGCAAGTTCTGGGTGGAATACGTCCGCGAGAACCAGTTTGCTCAGTATATGGGCACTCGCATGACGGACATGATTCAGGTCAAGGAAGACCTGACCCGTCAGCGTGGCGACCGGGTTGTGTTCCCGACCGTGCGCCGTCTGATCGGTGCTGGCGTGACCGGCAACCAGATCCTTGAGGGCAATGAGGAGCTTCTGAACGCCCGCTCCATGACCCTGCCGGTGGGCGTGATTCGCCATGCCGTGGCGGTGTCCGACTGGGACGAGCAGAAGTCGGTCATCGACCTGCGTGACGCGGCGCGTGACTCGCTTCAGGTCTGGTCGCTGGAGAAGATGCGCGCTGACGTGATCGGCGCCATGGGCAACATCACTGCCAACGGCAACGTGTCGGTGCCCTTCGCCGCTGCGACGGCTGCTCAGCGTAACGCCTGGCTGGCCAACAACAACGACCGCGTGCTGGCGGGTGGCTCCAAGAGCAACACCTCGTCCAACAACATGGCGACCTCGCTGGCGCTCATTGACAACGTGATGAGCAAGCGTGCGACCGGCGGCACCGCCGCTGTGGTCGGTGGCAAGTTCGGCGCGCTGAACGTGTCCCTCGCCAAGCGTCTGGCCAAGAACGCCAACCCGCGCCTGCGTCCGATCCAGGTCCGCAATCGCGGCACCAAGTCGGCCGAAGAGTGGTTTGTCCTGTTCCTGAACAGCGACGGCTTCCGCGACTTCAAGTCGGACCCGATCATTGACGAGGCGCAGAAGTTCGCGGCGGCTCGTGGCGAGGACAACCCCCTGTTCACGGGTGGCGATCTGATCTGGGATCAGGTGATCGTCCGTGAGATCCCCGAGATGGGCAAGATCGCTGGCGCTGGCGCTGGTGGGATCGACGTGGCGCCGGGCTATCTCTGCGGTGCGCAGGCCATTGGCGTGGCGTGGGCGCAGAAGACCAAGACCACGACCAACATGCGTGACTACGGCTTCATGCACGGCGTCGGTCTTCAGGAGATGCGCGGCATCGACAAGCTGCGCTTCGGTCG